TCTTTATTCCCCTTCCTCATAATCCAATTCGCCCATAAGCTCAGTTGGATGTTTTTCATAGAAATCTTTACCGTTTTTAATTTCATCACCAATATCAACGCCCGAACCAGGTTCACGACCATCAAAGAATTGAAGATCAAATTCAAACTGCAGCACACCATCTATTTCATCAAAATTAGGTTCCGCTATATCCAAATGGCGATCTTCCACAGAAAGTTTAAGATCGAATAAATTACCTAATGCTTCTTGAACATCTAACAATTCAATAGCATTATCATTTTCATCTGTAGGAAAATAAAAAATGCGAACCGTACAAGACTTTTCAACTTGTGTTAAATAGCCCTCACGCTTCACATTATCTAATTGAACTTTGAAAGACGGCCTTGCAAATCCTTCATTTGCTGATTTACTAGAAACATCAATATCAATAAAGTTAGATTGTAATTTCTTATTTATTGTCGCTTTAATTTGCTTAAACGTAATCATAGTTTCCTTTTCCTCAGCAATTCATCTAGCCATTTTACCGTTTCTTTTTCTACATCTCCCGATGATTCAAATTCACGCATACCCTTATCTAATGGCTTTTTACCTTGCACAAAATCGCCTGTTTTATTTCCATCATGGTCAACCATCCAATGGCCATCTTCAACTAAGTGTGCATGTGGTGACGAATTATAAACGCGGACAACTAATTCACCATTATAACCAACAAAGACTTTTCCTCGTTTCCACTTCTTGTGGTACCCACCTGTTTTCTTTTTTACAAGGCTACGAGATTTCTTAGCTACGGTTGTCCTGGCTTTTGTGCCAATTTTACGCATCAGTTTTGGAGCTTCATTAGGTAAATCTTTCGTTGCTACATCAAATAAATCACGTTGAAAGTCGGTTAAACCGTTCATTTGAATGCTCACTTCAATACCTCCTGGACAAAGATTTCAAGTGTTTCATTCTTAAAATAAGGATTGAGAACATATTTGATTTCAAACTCATGACCCTTATATCTGATACGCATATCTTTTGTAATGTCTTTGCCAGCGTTATATCGAACAATGATTTTATGTGTAACATTCGTTAGGACTGTATCAGCTACTTGTTTTTGTAGCGAGCCAGTTTGTGGAATGATTGCAGCCCATATTTTTTTTACAGGTAGAAACTTATAAATGGTTTCTTCCAATTCATTTTTGGCCTTTTGATTAGTGAGGATTTCAATTCTGTGTCTTAAATCTCCAGGATTCATAATCTCACCTCAAAGTAAATTAATAGAATGCATATCTAAAATGTTTTGAACAACTTTATTTACATTGCTATCCTTCACAGTAAAGACACGATTTTCATACATTTCATTTGAAAGTACAAAAACAACAATAGAAACATCCTCTTTAGTGTCCAGTTGTTCATCTGATAGCCCTGTATAGCCTTTTATATAAGCCTTTACAGCGGATAGGATAAGCGTAAAAGCTGAAAGGACATCTGAATCCGTTTCATCCTCTCGCGCATATTTAGCCAGTTCACTTGGCGTAATTTCACTAACCTGCATCAGTTTTCACCTGCTTTTTCACAACAACTTCCTCTACGTGGCCAGCTTGTAACAAGTCATCTGCCACATTCTTTGGTAGCACTTTAACTTCACCTTTTGACATTGTGACGCTACCCGAAAAGCTTACAAGCGCTTTTACTTTCATTCTGTCACCTCCAATAAAAGAAGCGTAGTGTATAGCCCCTACGCTGATTTCATAACTAATTTAGAGATTTTTTGTTCATTTTCAACTTTTGAATCAATTTCAATCCAACCAACAACACCAATTGCATGTTGAGTAGCATATTTTTCTCGTAGAATTTCAATCGAAACATTCTCAGAAAGTTTTACTGCAAGGCCTGACATATCCCCGTAGTAAATTGCTGTTTTACCTGCTTCCATACCGGACATATTATCCGATGTATAAACATCTTTACCCAGTAAAGTATAGCCCCAACGAGCTGTGGCATCTTTGTTTAATAGATAATTGCCTTGTCCATCTTTCAGTTTTCGAATAGCTTTACGAGTAGTTTTATTCATGATCCAAATGGCATTGCCCTGGAAAGCATCAGGTACTTCTTCTTGAACATCAATTAATTCATCTGCTGTTAATACTGTAGCAGCTGCAGCAGTTACAGATTGCTTTACAGTTGAAAGGCCAGTAATTTTATTTTGAGTACCGTTTAATAATTGGTTTTCAATCCATTTTGCGATTGATTCAGCCATTTTCGCTACAACAAATGATACAAGATCAAATTGAGCATTATTAACGAGTGACTTAGACACTTTACTTAATGCACCTGCTAAGAAGCCTTTTAACTCAATTGAAGTGAATCTTCCACTTGTAGATTCCAATTCCACAAATTCATCTGCATAAGCCATTTCAATTGTTCCTGCAGATTCATCATAATAAGGAATACTTAATGATCCACCGATATTATAACGAGTTGATAATTGATAAATTGGTGAAATATCATATACCTTTTGAATGATCTTGTTGGCAATGCTTGAAGGGATAACAGCACCGTTTGCACCTACAGTTAAATTAACATCTGCTCGTTCTTCCACTAAACCACGAATGTAGTTATCGAAAGCGCGTGTTTCAGCTTCTTCTAGAGTACGTTTTTCAGCTTGTTTAGCAGGTACTTTTTTGTCAAAAGAACGTGCTTCTTCCTCAGCTTTAATAGTTTTATCGATTTTAGAAATCTCTGTTTTGATTTCTTCAAAACGTGTTGATTCTTCATCTGAAAAAGCACGAGTTTCCTCTTTCGCTTTCTTTAATAACCCATCCATTTCATCTAGTAAGTTGTTTCGTTGTTCTACTAGAGTAGGCATTGAACGATATTCAATCACCGGTGTAGCAAGTACATTTTTCATTTCTAATAATTTTTCCATGTTTATTTTCCACCTTTCAATTTTAAAAGCTCAATTTGTTTTTCATACAATGAGTAATCAATATCTTTTTTAGAACGTGTTTCTTCTGAACGATTCTCGATCTCGGCTTTGAAATCTGCACCGCGAGTTTCTGAAATCGTCTGATCTTCTCCGCGAGCTTCAATTGAAGTAGCAACATAAGCTGGCGTTTTATCTAAAATAGACACCTCTAATAGCTCGATGTCTTCTAATGTGCGTTTCTGAATACCGTCTTCTCCGTCTTCCCACGATGGCTTGTTATCAACAAAACCAAATGACCAGCCTTTTAGCTTGCCGTCTTTCGCCTTTTGAATAATTTCTTCATCAGACACATGAGCGATAGCGCGTAACCCGATGTTATCTTCATACAACTGCAAATTACCCTCTTGTAATGATCCAAGCTTACGGTTTTTGTCGTGATTGAATAATAGATCAACGTTTTCAGCTTTATCTAAAGCTCTTTCAAACGTTTTAGCACGAATTTTTTCTTTAAAACGACCTCTTGGTGAAGGTAAAACGCGACTTTCGCGCTCAACAGCATTTACATAGCCATCTAGTAATACTTGATTTTCTCTAATTTCAATCCTCAACTTCTTCACCTCCCTTCTCGGATACCTGGCCACCTTCTGAAATATCAGCCGTTTTATTAGTGTTTGGCGTGTAAATTGTCTTTGTTTTTGGATCATATAAGACATCTTGCAAGCCCAGCTTAATGAAATCTAAACCAAGTGGAGGCTGATCTTCTAAATATCGAACCTCGTCAATCTGCATCCAGCCAGTTTTAATAGCAATTTCATAAGCTTTATAGCGTTTTTCAATGTCACCTTTGATTAGCTCTTTCATATCAAAAGCAAAATAAAAAGACTGCTCTTTTTCCGATGGAAGAAGCAAGTCCTTGTTCAATGCCGTTTCAATTGCTCGAATAATCGGCAGTATGCAATTTTTAATAAAGTTTGTATGCACTTCTTCATTGGCCGAGCCATCCAAAATGCTATCAGGTACTTTAAAGAGTTTATTTATTTCGCTTGAATTGGTCTTTTTGTTTTCATTCAGCTGCATTTCAACCGATGTACTCGATGCCTCTTTGAAATCTAAGCCATTATTTAATACAACAATATTCTCTGTATTGTTCTTGTATAAATTGTTCCAGGCTTCTTTTAATTCCTTAATTGCATCCTTTGACAATCGGCCCAATGACTTTAAGAAACCTTTTTTATTACCGCCAGTTTTAACAAGCGATTCCTCAAAAACAAGCGTGTTGTACGCGACTGATAAAATTTTATTGTGATCTTTTATGATTCCATTACCTGTTACGCCATCCTTTGAATTTCTAGCAATTTTAACAAACTCAAAATCCCGATAATTCACACCGTTAACGGATATATCATAGCTTTTAAATATTGGATCAATACCAACTAACACTGATACATTTCGATTTTCTACATAATGAAGACTTTCAACATTGTTTCTTTTTCTATTGATATATGCGTACCCTGCGCCTTCCAATAGATAATCAGTTACTAGGGCCTTTTTAAACTGGAAGCCGTCTAACGTATCTAGTGTCTCGTCATTAAGTAGAAAAACACGTCTATCATCGTCCACTTCCTCGACTTTACCGCTGGTTTCTTTGTGCAATTTGATAGGTAAAGTTGCAATAAGGTCTGAAATTAAATTTACACAGGCACCAACACTAGGTATACTTAGCGCTTCTTCCTTTGTTAAAACAGCACTTGTTAACCCTGCTTGTAGCAACAATTCATCCATTCCACTCTCGCGAAACTCCTGAAACCGTCTATAATCACGCCATTCACGCCACTCTTTAATTAATCCCACAGTCTCACCTCCTTAAATAACTTGTGCGCCCCAATCCGAATCAGGATTAAAGATGACATCATGCTGCAGTAAATAGATTGCGTTGATTAGACTAACAACCATATCGACCTTACCAGTTGATTTTTTCTTATTAACATAGATATTTTTGTTTGTGTCCTCAGTGACTTTTGCATTTTGAAAGTTTTCTTCTAGCAAATCATTTTCGGTATAGTGAAATTCTTTGTTCATAATCTTTTCTCGTAATAGCTTTGTAGCTGGATGTAGCACGCTTGAATGCTGTTTTACTTCCACGGTAACTAGACCTTCTTTTTCTAATTTCTGAGCTGTAGAAAGGCAGTTATAACGGTCATAAGCTACACCCATAACAATTACGTTGAATTTTTCTTCTAC